GTGACCCGCCGGGTCGCGCTGCCCGCGCAGATCGTCACCGGTGTGCACCGCGGGGTCGTCGACGTGCTCACGGGGGACGAGCCGCTCGTCGCGCCGCTACCGACCGGACCGCTGTCCGTCGTTGACGCGCAGGCGCTGACGAACCGCATCCGCCAGGCCGCGCGCGACGTCGGCGACCGCGTCGCACGCCTGCTCGAGCTCGTCGACCAGGCGATCGCCGGCGACGCGTGGACAGCGCTCGGGTACGACTCCGTCGCCGCGTACCTCGTCGACACGCTCGAGCCGATGCGGCTGCCGATCGAGCAGCGCCGGCAGGTCACGGGCTGGCTGAGTGGGAGGGGTCTGAGCACGCGGGCGATCGCGCCGATCCTGTCCGTCGACCAGAAGACGGTGAGCAACGACCGGCGCATCCTCGCCTCGGTACCCGCGAGCGCAGGTGAGGAATCCTCCTCACCTGCCTCGGCCGTGATCGGGCTCGACGGCAAGACGTACAGCGCAGCCCCGCGCCTGCAAGTCGTGCCCGCTCTCGCCGACGACGTCGCACCCGAGGTCGAGGTCGCAGACGCGATGCCGGCCCGTGGCCGCGAGCGTGCGTTCATCGCCGAGCTGGCTGAGGTCCTCGCCGCGCACGGGTCCATCACCCCGGCGGACTGGCGGGACGCTCTGCGGTCGTCGGCGCCGCCCCGAGCCCGTACCCGATGAGCGCCCCCGTCCTCCACGTCATCCCAGGCGAACGCCCGACGTCGGGCACCGATGTCCATCCAAGGCGCCCCCCAGCAATCACGACGACGCTCGGCGTTGCCGACGACCTCTCCCCACGACGACGTGAAGGAGAGAGCACCATGACGACCGCGCCCACCACCTCCCGACTGCTGCGACTCTGGCAGGCCGCGATGCGAGCCGAGGGGCTCGCCGACCGAACCATCAGCGAGAGGCCCGCTGTCGTCGAGCGAGCGGCGCGCGCGATGCGATGCGAGCCCGAGACGATGACCCACGACAGCATCGTCGAGTGGCTGGGCTCCGCGGCGAGCGCCGGGACGCGTGCCACGTACTTCGGTGCGCTGCGGGCATGGCACCTGTGGCTGCTGCGCACCGGGCACCGCCACGACGACCCCACCGCACTGCTCCGCACACCGCGCGTGCCGCGTCGCATGCCGCGCCCGGTGAAGAACGCCCACCTCGAGCAAGTACTCGCGACGCCGATGTGGGCAACGACGCGCGTCATGGTCCACCTCGCGAGCTACCAGGGCCTTCGGGTGCACGAGGTCGCGAAGGTCCGCGGCGACGACATCGACCTCGTCGGCGGGACGCTGCGCGTCACCGGCAAGGGCGGCGTCACGGTCGAGCTGCCGCTGCACCCAGCGGTGCGCGCCGACGCGGCGTCGATGCCGCGGGGATACTGGTTCCCCTCCCCCACCCGCCCGGGCGAACCCATCCGGCGCGACAGCGTCTCCACACGCATCGGCGAGGTCATGCGGCGTGCCGGCGTCGCCGGGACCGCGCACCAGCTGCGGCACTGGTACGGCACCGAGCTCGTGCGCTCCGGGACCGACGTCCGGGTCGTGCAGGAGCTGATGCGCCATGCCTCGCTCGCGACGACCGCCGTCTACACGGCCGTCGACGACGACCAGCGGCGCGACGCGGTGCTGCGACTGCCCGTCATCCGCGAGCGCACGGCGGCGTAAGCGCCGCCGTGAACCTCACCCGCTCGGCGGGTCACCGAAGTCGGCGCGAGCGCTACGGTCGGCGACATGGGATGGATCAAGGACTCGAAGGCGAACTCGATGGCGTCCGACGCGAAGAACGCGTGGGACGAGGGTGCGATGTTCTTCACTCCGCTGCTCAACATGCCGGCGTTCAAGCTCGGCACCTCGGGGCGGATCAAGGACTGGGAGCCGATGCTCGAGGCGATCGTCGCGCAGGGGTGGGTGCTGCAGCACTGGGCTGTCGCGGGCGACGACAAGGGGCGGCCGCAGGCGATGCCGCTGTTCGTCCGCGGCCGATAGCTCTCACGCGCGACGGCGCACGTCCTGGGCGATGAGCCACACCCCGTGGGTCCGCCACCGTCGGTCGGACAGCGTCACGAGGACGTCGCGGCCGGCGTAGTAGGTGGCGTCGGTGTCGACGAGCTCAAGGCCGTCGCGCTCCCACACGATCCACGCCTGCACGGGCTCGGGCGTGGAGAGGCGCTGCTGCTGCGCGGCTGGTGGGATCGGGCGGGCGTTGCGGATCGTCTGCCACTGGTCGCTGTGCGCGTTCCAGGACTGCGACGCGACGCGCTCACGCAGCCGGTCGAGGTCGTCCATCGAACGAGTGTACGAGGGCTGTTTGAGTGGTCGGGGCTACCGTAGGAACGCGGGCAACGGGGCCCGCGACTACGGGAGGCGTGCGACATGGGGACACGGATCGTCGAGCTCACCCAGGAGCAACTCAAGGAGCTGACCGACACGGGGTCGGTGACAGTTCCGATCAAGGACCAGGCTCACCCGCTGCCCGAGCGAGAGGGCTTCGATCTCCACGTCACATTGGTGGCCGATCGCTGAGACGACGAAGCGCCCCCGCCCTCCTGCTCAGGCAGGAGGGCGGGGGCGTCGCTACGTGTGACTGCGAACAGTGGTCGGTCGACCTACTCGGCAACACCCTCGGGATCCAGGTCGACGCCGGCGGCACCGGCGACGGTCATGCTTCCCGCGGCCCACGCGTAGATCCACGCCCACTCGACATCAACACTCTCGGCCCTAACCGCGGCGGGGGAATCGTCCACGGCCGCGATGGCGGCTTGAGCGATCTGCTGCGCGATGGTGGTGATGTTCTCGGGCGCGTTGTAGAACTTCCGATCGTCGAGGGTGATGTCGAGCTTCACCTGGATGACGCGTGGCGTGACGCTAGCCATAGAAGAGTCCCCTTCGGCTTCGGTGAGCCCGCGGCGTTGCAGGCGCTGTGATCATCGGCATCACCGGCTCCGTGCTTGAGGAGTACCCGACGGCGGGGACGAGGAAAGCGCCCGGCCCGGGCTACTGCGAGAGTGGATCGCCGACCGGGACGCGATGCGCAAGGCGGCATGACGGTCGCACGACGAAGCGCCCCCGCCCTCCTGCCTGAGGGTAGGGGCGCTTCGTCGTGGTCAGTGCGTCGCCGATTCGAACTGTGGGGAGGAGGCGAGCGTGGAGGCCTCGGCCTCGCTTCGAACGCTGAAAGCCGAAACGCTCGGCTGGATCTGGCGCACGAGTTCGACGACCGTGCTGTGGATGTGCAACTCGGTCGTGAGACGACCGAAGGGGATCTTGGCCCCGCGGCTGAGCACTTCGATGCCGACCGCGACACCCATGGTGTCCAGGTCGACGAGCACGTCGTCCGTGAGGGTCTTGGTCGAGGCCACACTGTTGCTCGAGAGGCGGATGTACGCGGCGTCCGCCTCGTGATCGATCTCGATCGTGATCTGGGGGGTGTGCGTGTGCTCGCTCACCGGTCTCCGTCCTCTCGCCATGCTGCTGACTTCACCAGCATCTCATCGGTAGATCCCGACTTCCTGATGAGCCAGACCAGAAGGGTACGTCCTTCCGGACTAGTCCAAACGTGCGCGGTGGACCCATCGTTCCCCGGGTAGTGCGTGTGGGCCTCTCGAACTGCCACCTCGATCTGTCCCCACGAGATGCCACGTTCGTTCATGCGCCTGTGCACGTGCGCCGAGGCTGCCAGTCGCATGTCACGCCTCGGTCAGCGTGGCCTCGAACGCCAATCGGCGGACGTGCGTGCCGTCGAGGGCGATGTTCACCACATACAGGCCAGCCTCAACGAGAGGCAGCATCGTCGTCACGGCGAACAGTCTGCCGACCTTCCCTCGGTAGGGACGCACATCGACTGCGTCGCCGAGCTGCATCGTCGTGTTGATCTCGTACACCTCGTTCGGACCAACGATCGAGACACCGAGTTCCATCTTCGGCGCATCTTGCGGAGCTGTCAGTCGACCAGCGATCGAGACCGGCCACGCGATAGGAAACGCTGGGGCGATCACGTGCGTGAAGCTCGCTCCGACAGCTGTCAGCTTGCCATCTTGGACGGTCGCGTAGTCCGCCAGGTACGCGTAGTCGAGTTTGGCCATGGCCCGGAGCATAGCGCCCAGATCGAGCGGGTCCCGGGGCCGGACCGCGCTCCACCTCCGGGCGGCGGCTGCGTGACCGAAAGCGCCCCCGCTCGCCTGCTTGAGCAGGGGGCGGGGGCGCTTCGGTCTGGGTCGGATCAGGCGGGCGGTGCTCCGGTCGTCTCGTCGCGGCCCTCGATCTTGCGCAGGCCGCGGACCATCGACACCTCGTCGTCCGTGAGCGTCGTGATGACGTGCGCGCCGTCGGCGTAGAACTCGGCGGAGATCTCCGGCAGCGGGTACCCGGGGGTCCGGGCGGAACCGAGGACGAGGCGGGTGAGCCAGTCCGGGGTGTGCGGCTCGAGGCGCCGCCACAGCGCGTACCAGGCCGCGATGACGACCGCGACGACGAGCGCCCGGGTCACGTCCGAGCTCAGGGCGTCCGCGAGCGCGTCGTACACGGTCGCGGGCAGGTGCGGTGCGAGCGCGGCGAGGACTGCGGCGACGAGTGAGCCCCACAGAGCAGGCACCGCGGTGCGCAGGATCGAGACGGCGCGGTCCGACAGGGCGGTCGCGTCGTCGGTGGTGGTGGTCATGGTGGCTCCGTTCAGGGTCGGGCGATCAGGGGGACGAGGGTGACGAGCAGGGCCGCGGCCGACACGACGAGCGCGCCGACGGCCCACCACGGGGCGCGTCGGGCGTCGGCCTTGTTGTCCGCGGCGGTGACGCGGGCGTCGAGCGCGGTGGTCTTCGTCTCGAGCGAGGTGCGCAGGGTGCTGATCTCGCGTCCCTGCTCCTGGAAGCGGGCGTCGACGGCGCGGTTGCGCTGCTCCCACTCGCCGCGTGAGACGAGCTCGGCGCGGTGGGCGGACAGGTCGGTGCGCATGCCGCGGATGTCCTCGCGGACGTCGTCCATGCGGGCGGCGAGCACGGCGAGGGTGACCTCGTCGGGCTGGCCGGGCTGAGCGCTCACCAGCTCGTGTGCTCGGCGGCGTAGTACGTGCCGTAGCGGGTCTTGAGCCACAGGCGGCCCTCGCGGTAGAGCACCTGGGTGTAGGTGATCTTGAAGCCGCGCTTGCGGCGGTACAGCACCTTGACGGGCTTCGCCGTCGACGGCTTCGCGCGGCCGTTCAGGACGTCGGCGGTGACGTGCACGGTGCCGCCGCGCAGCTTGTCGGTCGCGCGCTTGAGCGCCGCGGCGGACGCGCGGACCTCGAAGTGCATCGCGTCGCGCCACCCCACCGCGTACCGGGACGAGACGTCGTTGCCCCACACGACGACACCGGACGCGGCCGCGAGGATCGCGTGGATGTCCTTGACCGCGTCGGCCGACCAGCCCGGGCGCCACGACCCGGCCGGGTGCGTCTTGTTCCAGGTCCGCTCGTAGGGGTGCTTGCCGCCGTTGTAGTCGATCGCGGTCCCCGACAGGTGGTTGGAGTCACCGACCCCGCCGGCGGCCGTGTTCGTCGCGGGGCTGCGCCACCCGTACAGGGTCTGGCACGGCTCGACGTCGGCGTCGATCTGCCGGGCGACCCACCCCAGGATCGTCCCGGCGTCACCCGTGCGGACACGGGTGGTCTGCTTGCGGACCTTGATCGTCTTGAGGCTCACCAGCCCGGACAGGCGGGGGAAACCGTTGTTCGTCTTGACGGCCATGCTGAGGCCTCCTCGGGGGCATGAGAAAGCCCGCCACGGTGGGCGGGCTCGGAAAGATTGGCGGTGGGCTGGGTCGATCAGGCCTGCACCCACGCCGCGGTGATGTAGACGCCGGTGCTGCCAGCGGTGGGTTTGCGGACGCTGATCGAGCTGCCGGATGCCCAGCCCCAGCCCGGCTCCCCGCTCGACGGTGTGACAGCCAGCGCGCACACCCCGGTCGGCAGGAAGGCGCTGGGGATGATCGCGACGGTCGTCGTGGTGTTCGCGGCGAAGGTCCCGCTCACGAGCCCCTGCAAGAACACCTGCTTGCCGATCCGTCGAACGCTCAGGCTGCCCGTGAAGCCGCCCGCGATCGTGCATGCCACCGCCCCGGTGTCGAAGACGGTGGCGCCGCTCGGGGTGAGCCCGTTGAGCCAGTCGCGGACCCGCTTGGAGAAGCGGACCACGTTGGTCTCGCCGCCCGAGACTGCGGCATCCGAGGTTGACACCGGGGCCGGGTACAGCGATGTGGTGGGGTCGCTCATGCCAACACCCTTCCGATGAGATCCGTCCCGAGCTGGTCCTCGGTCGCGCCAGCGCCGAGGTTGGTGGTGATGTAGGAAGCGAGGTTCGCCTCGGTGGCGACCGCCGCGCGCAGCAGCAGTGCCGCGATGTCGCCCTCGACGACGTCGAGCACGGCGAGCGTGAGCGTCTGCTTCAGCGACCCGGGAGTCGCGGCGAGGTCGACGCCGACGACGAGCACCTTCGCAACGAGGTTCGTGAACTTCGGGTCTCGCAGGATGCGCACGTCTCCGAGACGGCAGGTGAGGTCGGGCACCATCTCGACACCCTCGAGCACCGGCAACGGGTTGGAGGTTGCGGTCTTGAGCCACGACAGTGCCGCGGCGGCCGCGGCGTCGTCCTGTACCCACATGCCGAGGTCGACGGCGAGTGGGTTGATGGCGGTCTCGGCGGACTTGCCCGTCGCGATCGTCACCGGCTCACCGGTGGAGACGAGCGTCGTCGCGCGGATCGTGATCTGGCTCGTGCCGTCCGAGCCCGCCGTGTAGAGGACTCCCCCGGTGTTGTTCGTGATCCGCAGCCGGATGCGCGACGGGGTGACGAGATCCGAGGTGACGGTCAGCGCGTTCGATGCCGGCTGGGTGCCGCCACCGTCGCGCTGGGTCGAGGCCGCCCACCTGGACATGCGGGACGCCGCATACCCGGCGTCCCAGACCGGGTACCAGGGTGCGAGGTCGTCAACGGCGGTCTCGAGGTCGATGTACGTCTGGTAGGTCTTGCCCGGGCTGACGGCGACGATGTCGCTCGAGGTCCACACCGTCGTCGTGTACTGCCCGGCTGCAGCCATGACCACGTCGGGCGGGGTGTACGTGAGCTCGACCCGGTCCGCCACATCGTCGATGCCGACCGACCACGGCAGGTCGACCAGCGTCGTCTCGGCAACGATCGCCCCGCCACCGGCGCCAGGTAGCGGGGCGCCCGTGAAGACCTCCGACGTCTGGCCGCGCACGTAGTCACGGCCGCGGTAGGTCAGCACCCCGGTCTCGTCCAGCCACAGCGCCCCCAAGGTCGAGGCGGCGACCTGCTGCATGAGGCTCCACGCGTCGCTCTTGGTCGGCGCGACGAGCGCCGTCAGCGGCGACCCCGACGAGCCGATCACGGCGGTGGGTCGGCGCCACAGGGCGGCGTCCGCGACGGTCGTCAGCTGCATGCCGATGCACCCACGCGTGCGCACGTACGTGAACGTCCCCATCGACGCGTGCGTGAGGGTCAGCGGCGTGCCCCACGACTCGGCCGGCCCGCCGCGAGCGCTGATCCTGGTCTGGGTGGTCGACAGCCGCTCGATCTTGACCTGCACCCTTGTGGGGTCGTCGGTGAACGCTGCGAACGTCGCGTAGGAGCCGGTGGCGCTCGAGCCGTCGCTCGCGCTGATCCCGACGAAGCCCGAGCTGTTCGCGTACGCGTAGACGTACACCGTGCCCGAGATGCGCAGCTCGATGCCGCTGTCGGTGATGCCCACGTAGTTCCACGTCGCGTAGAGCACGTCGCCGACGTTGACCGGCCGGGTCGGGGTGTACTCGTAGGAGCCGGACGGGGTGTAGACGCGACCGAGCGGGTCCGTGCCCCAACCCGGCGTCGGGTTCGAGCCGGGGTTCACCGTCCCGACCTCGGGGCGGATCGACCCGCACAGCGGCGCGGACAGGATCGCCGACGAGACCGGCGCAGGGGTCGCGAAGTAGCCGCCCGCCCGGGCGGCCTGGTCGATGACCCACGCGGCGTCGATCTGCACCAGGCCGTTGCCGGTGTCGTACATGAACGGTGGCACCGAGACAGGCCCGCGCAACGACGTCAGGTCGTCCGCCATCTCGATGTCGCGCTTCGCGGTCAGAGCGCCGTCGGCACCCACCGAGCGGGCGACCATCCGCGCCACCGGGTAGCTCGTCGCCTGCGGGACCAGCGCTGGCGCGTCGAGGGCCGCGTCGATCGTGATCTTCCCGCCCGGGGCGATCTTGCTCGACGTCCACGGGGTGCGGGTGCTCGGGTCGCGCACCTCGATCGTCCCCGAGCCCGTCGCGACCCCCGAGGCGGCGCGGACCTGCCCGGGCAGCGCGCCGCCAGTCAGCTCTCGCTTCGTCGACCACGACAGCGGCTCGAGCGCCTCGGCGCCCGCGCCGACGTCGACCGTCGCGACCGTGCGCGGCGTGACCATCAGGCGACCTCCCGCAGTGTCCACTGGTAGTCCGAGAGGACGGTGCTGCCCCGGACGAGGTTGAGGGTCTGCGCCGGGTCGTCGACGACGACCTTGGCCGCACCCGCGCCGGCGGCCCACTCGGTGCCCGACGGGGTGCCTTCGGTGAGTCGCAGCGCGGTGATCGTGCGCCCTGCTGTCGCAGCGGTGGCCAGCTGGACCCCACCCGCCGTCGCGCCGGTGGTGAACGATGCTGTGGCCCGCACCAGCGTCCCCGTCGTGGCCGCGACGATGTTGCCTGTCGCGAGCACCGCCCCGCCGCCGGTGACGACCTGGTACTGGGCGATGACCGAGCCTGCCGGCATCGAGGTGCCCGACAGCACCCAGCACGACAGGAAGTGCGCCGCGGAGGAGCGCAGCGGCACGGTGGGCGACCAGGGGCCGGCAGAGGCTGCGGTGGCTACCCCGATCATCGGCCCGGTGCCGGGCACCGGGACACCCGACGTCGGGGACGTCGAGACCGGGCCGAGCGTCGTGTCCTTGCCCGCGCCCGGAGCGGCCAGGTGCGGCGGCAGCAGGTTGGCGGCAGCCGCGTCCGACGTCAGCAGGTACAGGTCACCCGGGACCGCGCCCTGAGCGCACGCGTGCAGGAACGCGACCTGCGCCGGCGAGAGGAAGGTCATCGGCACGCTCCACGTTCGTGGGGCGCGGGGAGCGGTCTGCACGTAGCGCAGCCCCCCGAGCGTGACCAGCTCGCTGGTAGCGCGGTCCGAGGCGACCTGCACGGGTGCGACGTCGGGAAGGTCCTGCAGGTAGCCGATCGGCCCGAGCTGCGCCCACAGCATCAGACAGCCCTGGGCGCGATCGTGCCGGAGGACCCGGAGCGCTTGAGCTCGGCGTTGCCGGTCTGCACAATCTTCGCGGACGTGCGGCGGTCCACCCCGATGGTCGCAGCCACGTGCACCTCGTTCTTGATCTGCACCTTGGCGAGCGCCTTCGCGATCGCCTTGGCGTCCTCGTCGGTGATCTTGCGGGCCTTCTTGACCTTCGCCTTGGCCGACTTTGCCTTGGTCTTCGCGCTGCCGATCTTCGCGTTGTACGCCTGACCGCCGACCGTGACGCCGGCATCGCCGCTGTACTTCTGCAGCGTCGCCCACGACTTGCGCAGGCCCTTGACCTCGGCGGCCGTCCCGTTCGCCAGTGCGTCGGCGACCTGGGTGCCCTCCTCGATCCCCATGCCCGCGACCTCCTGCACGAGCCCGGCGGGGATGCCGACCTTGGCCATCTTCGAGAGCAGGCCCGCGAACTTCTTCGCCTTCTTCGCGAGCGAGCTGACCGTGCCGGCGACCGACGCGAAGGTCGCCTTGGCCGGCTTCGCCTTGGTCGTGGTGGTGTGCTCGTACCCGTACTGGTCGGTCGTCGTGGTGGACGTCGCCTCGGTCGCCGCGGTGATGCCCTTGCTCAGGTCGAGCTGCCCGGTGATGCCGCCCTTGACGCTCGAGACCATCGCCGCCTTGTCCGAGCGCAGCCCGGCGAGACGGTCCTTCGCCTTCTCGTACTTCGCCACCGTGGCGTCGTACTGCTTCCACGCGTCGTCGAGCTTCTTGGCCTCGGCCCTCACGTACTTCAGCAGCGCCGACTCGCCCTGCAGACCCTTGGTCGACTTGATCCTGTCGACGACGCGCTCGATCGCCGACCGGGCCTTGTCACGGCTCGCGTCGAGACCGTTGATTAGGCCGGCGATGAGGTTCTTGCCCCACCCGTGGGTGACGCGCGACGGGGAGTGCATGTCGAACAGCCCGGTGAACTTGTCCTTGATCGCGGTCGCGACCGAGGCGACCTTGTCCACGACGGCCTGCACCTTCGAGGAGATGCCGTTGTACAGGCCGCGCATGACGTCGCCGCCCGCGTTGAGCAGCAGGTCCTTCAGGTCACCCAGCCCGCGGCGGATCTTGCCCGGGATGCCCTTGACGAAGGTCACGATCTTGCCGAAGTTCGTGACGACCAGGCCGACCGGCGTGTAGGAGAACACCTTCTTGATCACACCGCCGAAGGCCGCGAGCGCGGAGCGGGCCTTGCCGGGGATGCCCTTGAAGAAGTCGACGATCGCGCCGAAGTGGGTCGTGATGAGCCCGATCGGGGTGTAGGAGAACACCTTCTTGACGACGTCGCCGACCTTGCCGAGCGCGCCCTTGACGGCCTTGTAGCCGGTCTCGAACGCACCCTTGATCGCGCCCCACACCTTGTCCCACTGCGCGGACAGCCAGGGGCCGATCTTGCCCCAGTTCTTCACGACGAGGATCACGCCGCCGATGGCCAGGGCGATGCCGGCTCCGATCGCGAGCCACGGGGACGCGGCGAGCGTCATCGCGGCCCACGCGACCGCCATCACGCCGAGGCCGATCGCGACGCCCTGCATCGCGCCGGGGGTGTTGGTCAGCCAGTCGAGGACCTTGATGCCGGCCTCGGTGACCTTCGTCAGCGCGGGCTGCAGCTTGGAGCCGACCGTCTCCTGCAGGTCGCCGAAGTTGGCCGCCAGGATCTTCGACTTCTTCGCGGCCTGGTCGACGCCGTTCTCGGCGAACCCGCCGACCTTGTCGTTGAGCTCGATCATCACCTGGGAGAAGTTGCCCGCGAGCGACTTCGTGTCGGTGAAGTTCACGCCGACGTCCTTGAGGGCCTTGCCCTGGCCGAGCATCGCCTTGCCGACGACCTTCGCCGCGGCCGGCAGATCCCGCCCCGTCTTGGCGGCGTAGTCCTGCAGCAGGGGCGTCAGCCGGGCGATCTGGTCGCCCGACAGCTTGTACTGCGCGAGAGCGGCCTGAGCGGCCGCGGTGTCGTCGTCGTCGTAGCCGGTCTTCTGCTGCAGCGCCGAGTTCAGTTCACGCAGCTTGGAGATCTGCGTGTCCGCGAGCGCGGGGTACTTGCGGTAGGCGTCCTCGAGGCGCGTCTGGGACGCCTGCGCGTCGGCGAACGCGTCGACGGAGTCCTTGCCGAACTTGATCGCGCCAGCCGCCAGACCGGCCAGGCCGATCGCCCCGGCGGCCTTCAGCTTCGACATCTTCGAGGAGGTCTTCTCCGATGCCTCCCCGACCTTCCTGAACGTCTCGGACGCGCGGTCGGTCGCGGTCAGCAGGAACTCGAGCGTGGTCGTCGTGCTACTCACCGCCGGCCCTCTCTTCCATCTCGTCGAGGTACTCGCACAGCGCCATGAACTCGGCCAGCTCGAGGCGGTCGATCTCCCACGGGCGGATGTTCAGGACGGCGGCGAACGACGCCAGGTGGGTCAGTCGGAGGTGGGCGAGTCGGCCGCCTGGTCGGCGGCCGGCGTAGGGACCTGCGCCTCGGCCTCCGCGGCCTGCTCGGCGGCGGACGCGGCGGCCTCGAGGCCCACGTCGAGGGCGTCGATCAGGAGACCGAGGTCCCACCCGTCGAGGTCGGCGAACTTCGTCTCGGGCCGCTTGCGCTTCACGGCCGTCAGGGCGAACGCCTGGTACGCGGCGGTGTACCCCTCGGCGAGCATCTTGGTGAACTGGATGTAGGGCTCGCCGATGTGCTTCTCGATCACGGTCGCCTCGGCCAGCAGCGGGTGATCGGGGTCGAAGCTGAACGTGTCGCCGTCGAAGGTGAACTCGATGTTCGTCATGGGGGTGGGGTCTCCTTGGGGGGTCAGAGGTTGGCCGCGTCCTGGGCGGCCTTGCGGATCGCCGCGAGGATGCGGCGTTGGATGTCGGGCGCCTCGGCGGTGAGGACGTCGGTGAAGAAGCCCTCGGTGATGTCCTGCTCGAGCCAGGTCGTGCGCTGCCCGAACAGGGGGTGGCGGACCTTGCCCCGGTTCAGTGCCGCGATGTCGTGCCCCCGCTTGCGCATCGCGATCTTCACGGCGGTGCTGCGCCCGTGCAGGGTCGTGGTGGCGCCCGGTGTGCTGGCGGCCCACCGGTTCAGTCCGCCCCGGCTCGGCAGGCGAGCCAGGGCGGACTTCTTGATGTTCGTGCGGGTCGACTTGGTGATCTCGCGCACCTCACGCCGCAGCGCGTTCTGGATGCCCTTGGCCGCGTCCTGGTCGGCCACCGCGCGCAGGCGGGTCCCCAGACGCGCGAGCTCCTCGCGGCCCTGGACCGCGAAGTCCTCGCCGCCGGCCACGGTCAGGCCAGGATGGAGTCGGCCGAGACGATCTCGATCTTCGGTGTGTTCGCGCCGTCGAACAGGCAGGTGAACGGGAAGTCGCCGCTGACCTGGTCGGGGCCGTCCAGGACCGGGGTGTCACCGTCGAGGTAGCAGCCCGGCAGGGTGATGCGGAACAGGTCGTAGGTGTCGGGTGCTGCGAGCAGGGCACCCCGCGCCTCGATCACCAGGGAGAACCCGGCGTCGGAGACGAACCGGTCCGCGAACACCGTCTTGTCGACGAAGTCCGCGCTGACCGTCCCGGAGATCCCGACAGGCGCGTTCGCGATCGGCTCGGCCTTCTTGCCGCCACCGCCGAGGTAGTAGCGGTCGGTGTTGAGGTTCCGGTCGATCTTCACCGTCGCCTTCGTGACGCCCGCGACCGCCGCCTCCGCCCCGAACACACCGACCTTGACCGACGCCTGGGTCCCCACGAACGGGCTGACCGCAGCCGGGTACGACGGCGCGGCGAGCGCCTGCGCCTCGGACACGTCCTGGGCGTCGAACTCGAACGTGGCCGCGAGGATCTTGGCCAGGTCGATCTCGAACGTCGCCGAGGTGACCTTGCAGCCCGTGTACGAGTACGGGCGCACGACACCGGACGCGTCGGGCAGGCCGACCTGGATCGACAGCGACTTGCCGAACGTGTCGGCCAGGACGTGCGTCTGCTGGTACGCCGGGGCTGTCAGGACCGTCGGGGTGACCGAGGTGCCCATGAGCGCCTGGACGAGCAGGCCCATCTTCCGGTTCGCGACGTCGAGCTCGAGGGAGCCGCTGCCACCGACGGTCGTGGGCTGGCGCCCGGCGGCCGCGGCCTGCAGGCGACCCGACGCGATCGCCGCAGACTGCTCGGTGTTCTTCGTCTTCTTCAGGCTCGCCTTGTTCGGCTGCACGAAGGACGTCGGCGCCACGTAGGCGCCGTACGTGACCTCCGGTGCGATGCCGACGTGGGCACCCAGCCCGGATGCGATCGCCATGTCAGGACTCCTCGGTGGTCTCGGCGGTGGTCGGGTCGGCGGCAGCGGCCGGGTCGGCGGCAGCGGCCGGCGGGTCGATCTGTCGGCGACGCGGCGACGCGGCCGGGGTCGACGCGGCCGGGGTCGCGTCCTCCCACCACGGCTGGGCGATGTACGCCTCGAGGCGGTTGTCGGGGACCTCGACGATCTCGTCGGCGCCGACGAGCGCCCCGCTGAACCCGACGCCCGGGACGAACAGCGCCTCCCCGGACACGTTGCGAATCTTGGCCATCAGGAGCTCTCCTTCACGCCAGGACGGCCTGGCACTCGAGGTCGAACGGGATGTTCACGATCACGCCCTGGTCGTCGTACGACTGCTGCAGCGCGAGGCCGGAGACGGACGCGACCTGCAGCACGGAGCCTCTGAGCGTGGGGTCGGAGGTGACGGTGTCGATCGCGATGTCGAGCACCCCCGCTGCGGCGGTGCGACACGCCGCCAGGTCGCTGCCGCCATCCCACGCGACCGCGACGCAGTGAAGCGTGAACGCCTCCTTGCGCTGACGGTGCCCCAGCGAACCCCAGGGCTGGGTCGCGGTGGCGGCGTCGATGAGCTCGTTGTCGGACGGGTCGGAGACGCCCACCATCAGGTACCTCTTCGGTGCCGCGTCGGTGGGCCACAGCCCGTCCCACACGGTGACGTCGGGCGGTGCGACGTCCCTGAGCATGGCGATCAGGGCGTCGATGGCTGCCGGCATCGCGGTGGCGGTCACGCGAAGCCCCCCTCGCTGAACGAGTCCATGATCTCGAGCACCCGGTACGACCAGGTGTAGGCCGCGCCCGCCGGAGGCTCGGTGCTCCCGCCGCCCGTGCGTCGCCCGGTGCCGCGCTGCGTCTCCCACAGATGGCGGACCTGCAGATTGCCTGCGAGCGAGAGGTCTTCCGGGACGGGGTCGTAGCCGGCCGTGTAGGTCACGACCAGCGGCCCGGGACCGAACTGGCCGCGAGCCGACGTCAGGATCCCCGCCGACTCGTCCAGGACGTAGTCGGTCTCGGCGAGCGCGACGCCGGCGGCGGTCACCGAGGTCACGGAGACGACCGGGCAGTGCGACAGGACGAGGTGCTCGCGGCCGCCCTGTTGCACGTCCGAGAAGAGCTGAGGGACGCCGACGCCGAACTTTCGCGCGAGCATCTTGGAGGCTGCCGTGATGAACTTCGCCAGCTCGTCGTCGTCACTGGTCGACTCCAACGGGATGTTGAGGAAGTTCTTCGCCTCCTCGAGCGTCACGAGGTCGACGTCGGCGGCCACCTCAGTCGCCGTCCGGGTCGCCCGGCTCCCGCGGGTCGGCCGGCTCCTGCGGGTCGGCCGGCTCCTGCGGGTCGGCCGGCTCCTGCTGCGCGGGCGTGACCGGCGGTGCAGCGTTGCGGGCCCGACCACGAGGCGTCGGGGGCGGGGAGGTGGGAGGCTGCCCGTTCGTCGCCGCTCCCTGCGCCGCAGGCCGGCGCGAGCCCTTCAGGGCCGCGATCTGGTCGTCGACCGCCTTGACGCGGTCGTCGAGTCCGCGCGCGACGTACCCGCGACGCTCCTCGCCGAGCGCTGCGATCAGCTCGCTGCGCTCCTGCTCCTTCGCCGCTGCACGCCGCACTGCGGCCGCGCCGTGCTGGGCGGTGTCCTTCTTGCTCATCGTCCCCTCCTCGGGGTCGTCGGGGTGTTGTCGTGGACGGGACGTCGCCCCGGCCGGCCCTGTCGTGCGGGACCGGCCGGGGCGCGTCGAACCAGGCGCGCGCGCGTCAGAAGACGGGCGCGACCAGGCCGGTGCCGGTGATCTTCTGGTGCACGGCCTTGGGCGTTCCCTGCGCGTCGACCACGCGGTTGAAGCAGGCGGCGAAGTAGCCGTAGAGCACCAGGTCGATGCCGAGCTTCTTGGCCTGCGGCTGCTCGGCGCGGATGAACATCGGCGCCGAGGGGTCCTCCCACAGGTGGGCCTCGTGCTGGACGACCTCGACGACGACGTCCTCGTTGGTGCCCGCGCCGAGGTTGCTCGGCAAGTTGTTGTCGGTCACCACGCGGCCGCCGTTCGGCAGGAACCCGCGCACCCCGGCCGGGTACTTCGCCCCGTCGGTCGTGGCGAAGGCGCCGAGCGGAACGCTGGAGTTCTGCACGAACGGCTTCTTGTCCGTGACCTCCCCGTTGAGCCACGCCCACCGACGACCCCGCATGAGGGTGAACACGTCGTCCTCGTCGAGGTCGAGCAGGACGTCCTCGATCGTCGCGACGCCGCCGAGGATCTTGCGGTACAGCTCGGCGGCCGTCGGGTCCGCGTCGGTGTACGTCAGCGGGTTCGCCACCGCCAGCAGACCCCAGACCGGGGCGTTGATCAGCCGGGCGTCCAGACCGGAGTCGTACGACTTGAGCAGGTCCTCGAAGACGATGTCCTCGGTGCCCAGGCCACGCTCGGACGCCTGACGGGAGATCGTCTGCGAACCGGCGTTGGTCCGGACGCTGACGGCGATCATCTCGTCGTCGTAGTCCTGCTCGGCCACCGTGTCGAGCTCGTTGGCCTGCTCGCCCGTCGCCGTCGTGGCGACCTGACGCGGGATGTACACCGTCATCCCGGTCTCGGGCAGGTCGTGGTGACGGCACTGGTCGGCGAACTTGCGTCCCGGGCGGCCCTTGGGCGCGTACAGGTCGATCAGGTACTGCGGCACGATCGTGCCCGGGGCGCCCGACGTGGTGACCGCACGGGTCTCGACGACCTCCCCGCGCTCGTGACGCTCCTGCTCGACGTGGCGCGCCAGACGCTCGCGCGCCGCCGGGTTCCCACGGAACTCGGCCACCACGTCGGACAGGAACCGAAGACCCTTCGGGTCGTTCTCCTGGGTGTAGGTCCGCTGCTCGTTGACCTCGACCGCGCGCTCGGGCTGAGCCGCGCGCTGACCGGTCGGGTGGGTCTGCGCCTGCAGACGCTGCACGGCCTGGTCGGACTCGAGCTCCCTCTCGTAGCCCTCGAGCTGCTCGCGCAGCGCCGTGAGCTCGGCGTCGATGTCGGCCTTCTTCGAACGCAGCGCGTCGACCTGCTCGGCGTCCGGGGCGTCCTGGCCGCGGAGCTCGTCGAGCTCGGTGGCGTACTGGTTGCGCAGCGAGATCCGGGCGTTCATCTGCTCCCGGGCCCGCGCGATGAGCTGCTCGAGCGTCATCGTGGTGCTCACTTCCTGCCCCGTGGCGGGGCGATCTTGGGTGGGTGGGGTCCCAGCAGCGACAGGCGGTACCCGGCCAGGCACAAGGCGCAGCAGGCCCTTACGCGACGCGTCTCGGGTGGGCGGCCGAAACTCAGACGAGCTCGACCAGGCGTGTGTCGTCGGCGTTCACGAGCTCCACGCCGCGGCGCGGAAGCGACCCGGCAGGCTCGAGCCGCGAGCGCAGCAGCGTGAACGCCTCACGCGCGGTCGACTCGTCGAGCGCGCGGACGATGTCCAGCGCCTCTGCGGCACGCAGGCCGGCGCCGGTGGTGAAGGGGTTCGCGCCGTAGGCGACGATCGCGACGTCGCCGCGATGGATGTCGAACTCCTCGATGCGGTACTCGGTGTAGTCGGGGGACCACTGTCCGCGCACGATGCGGAACATGAAGCTCATCTCGTCGACGAGGCCGGCGCGAAGCTTCGGCGCGATGTAGGCGACGTCGGGGTCCTCGCGGTCCAGCGCGGGGGCGTCCACGAGCAGCCCCGTCTCGTCCTCGCGCAGCGTCAGGGTGCCGTTCGTCGTGCGGGCGATGCGCCGCAGTGCGGCGTGCTGCAGCACGAGCGGCACGTCGAGGTCGGCACGGGCCAAGGAGTTGGCGCCGGCGCCCGCGGAGACGATCTCGGTGTAGGGCCCCCAGAAGTCCCACATCTCGTAGCCGCGCTCGTAGACCGTCGCGTAGCCCTCGAAGTGCAGGGGGCCGCTGGCGTCGTCCGTCGATCGCAGCTGCATGCGGGCGTGCGGTGCGGCGGCCCACGCACCCGAGCCCTGCTCGGGTGCGCAGCGTCGCTGGGAGGGACGGTCGGCGCGGGCCGCGACCGCCGCGGCCCGCTCGCGGCCCGCGGCCGCGATCTGCTCGACGAGCTCGGGGTCCATCAGCTGCCTCCTGAGGTCTGCTGCTGCGGCGGGCGCGACGTCGGCCACAGGCGCTCGAACTGCGCGTAGTCCGCTTCGGTGAGGGGCTGCTCGTCGACCAGTGCGCGCGCCTCGTCCGGCGTGCGGGTGCGCGAGTCGATCTGCAGCTTGAACAGCTCGGCGCGCGACTTGGGATCCATCGCGAGGATGGCGTCGCGGTTGAGCTTCACGTACCGCGGCCGCGGCGTGAGCCGGCTGAGCGCCTTCTCGCGTCGGGTGATGGGCGAGCCGAGGTGCATCACGAGCAGCTGCAGGTTGCGCTGGGTGATGTTCGCGTAGTTCAGCGTGGAGGACTGCACGGCGACGTCGACGAGGTCGGCGGGCACGCCGTAGAAGCGGCACAGTGCGACGTCGCTGTACTGCATCTGCTCGATGAACTCGGCCTCGGCAGCCTTCGCCGAGATCGGGTCGTAGGTCCAGTCCTTGCCGGTGACGAACACCTCGCCGGCGGCCACGGTCGCTCGGAAGCGTCGCGCCGTGCGGTCGGCCTGCTCAGGGTTGAGGACCTTCTCGGTGTTCTTCAGGATCGCCGACGGGACGGTGCCGTTGGCGAACCAGTCGAGCGCGAACTGCGCCGCGGCGTCTGCGCCGGCCAGGTACATCGCCGCGTAGGCGACGGGCGACAGGCCGACCGGCATGCCGGCGACCCGGTGCTGGCGCTCATGCCAGATGTCGCGCGGCTCGTGCTTCTCCCCGTTGATCCAGTACCGGGTGATACGCCGGTCCTTGATCCGCATCCGGACCTCGTCCATTCCGGCGAGGTCGATCGCCGCCGGAAGCCCCAGCGAGTCGCGCCGGGTGATGACGCCGACGTTGTTGCCGACGGAGTCCAGGCTCATCTGACCCGAGTAGAGCCAGTCGCCGATCGTCATGGGCTGGCCGTCGGCGTCCTCGGACGGTTCGACCAGGACACCCGGGGCGGGCACCGATGCGTTGATGGCGCCGACCTTGCGGTAGACGTCCACGGGAAGCACGGAGATCAGGTCGGCGCGAAGCCTCTGGGCGCCCCACGCGACGGACTGCCGCAGCGCCGAGGTCGGCGTGACCTCAGGCCCGCGGCCGCGTCTCAGCGCCCGGCCCGTCGCGTCGGCCACACCGGCGAGGGTCGAGCGACGCAGGAGGCTCATCGGCGCACCGCCGCCCTGCGTCGGCGCCGCGGGCGGCGCACCGCGTCGAGCAGCCAGGACACGGCGAGAAGTCCACCGCCGGCCACCGCCAGAGCTGCGACCAGGCCGCACCACGCGCCCGCAGCCACCGACGCCGCGGCGACGAGCACCAGCAGGCCGAGCAGGTCGAGCACGTCCGTGACGTCGTCCATCTAGGACCTCCTCACAGGTCGTCGTCGGGGTCGGGGTCGAGACCGTAGGTCGAGTCGTCGACGTCGTAGTCGTCGCCGATCATCTGGGCCAGGACGTGGCGTGCGAGCGTCACGGCGTACAGCGGCGTGATGTCGGCCAGAGACTTGCCCCGCCAGAACGTCCACGTGTCGGCGGTGCGGCGCTTGATCGCGGAGAACAGTGCGCCGTTCAGGACCGGGTCGCCGGGATGGGCGATGCGGCCCGAGAGGGCGTCGTCGTACAGCTCCCCGCACGCGTCTGCCTTGTCGCGGCCATTGAGCCGCTGGACGAGGAAGCCCTCAGCTTCCAGGTCGGTGACGAGGGCGCCGGCCGGACCGGTGCCGTCGATCGCGACGACGTCGCCGCCGAACAGCGATCGCAGCTGGACCATGCGCGCCACGACCCAGTGAGTGCCCGGCTCGTGGTCGACGACCTCGAGGTAGGCACGCTTGGACGGGTGCCGCGCAGCCAGGCCGATCGCCGACCAGTCGCGATCGGGAGCCACGTCGACCGACCACACCGGCTGGCCCGTCCAGTCGACCGCGTCCTCGCCGAGCGCGAGCTCGTTCCACGCCAGCTTCGGGATCACCGGGTCAGGGGCCTTCGCCGAGGGCCACCACCCCAGGTAGGCACGGTCGAACTCTTCAGGGTCAGAGGCGAACGCCTCGAGCGCGGCTTCGAACGTCGCCTGGTCGGTCAGGTATCCGAGCGCCGGGTGGCAACCCCACCACGTGTCAGGGTCCTCCCGGTCGGCGCCCTCAGGAGCGGCGTACTCGATCAGCGCCGTCCGCGAGCGCCGCTGGTGCAGGGGCTTGGTCTGCTCGAGCTCGAGGCGGGCGCGTGCGACCTCGAGCTTGTTGCGCAGGTAGACCGACGAGGAGTCACCGGCCGCCGAAGCGACCAGCAGCTGAGCATGCGGGACGTTGTTCATGGCGGGGCGCATCGCCTGCTCGATCCGGGCGTCGCCGTGCGCGAACGCCTCGTCGATGCCGCCGAGGTCCAGGGTCGGGCCGTGGCCCGACGTGGCCTTCACCGAGTCGATCCACCAGGCCGAGTCGTTCACGAACTGGATGTGCTCCTGGCCGCCCTTGCCCGACAGGCCAGGCTTCTTCGTGCGACGCCCGACGTTGCGGTCGAGGAACGCCGCGAGCGGCGAGGCGGCGATCGGGTGCCACATGTCGGTCTCGAGGCGCTGCAGGGCCATCGTGCGGTTCTGGGCGGTGTAGCGGGCGGTCGCGCGCGGCGTGAACAAGCACGTGTCGGTGAACTTGGCCCGGATGAACGACGTCTTGCCGATCTGGCGAAGCCCGACGAGCAGGATCTCCTTGTACCAGGGGTAGCCCGTCGCGGGGTCGATCTCCCCGGCGATGTCCGCCACCAGGCGCTGCCACGGGATGAAGGGCTCGCCCATCTTCGCCGAGACGTTCGCGACACGCCCGCCCGTGGTGTCACGGTTCGGGTTGCGCTCGGTCGCGTGCAGGGGAGCGGCCTCAGGCCGGCTGCGCGTCCGTACCGCTACCACCGCTGCCCTCCGCCATCTCCTGCAGCATGCGGGCCGCCTGGTCCGCCAGCGACGGCTGCTCGCTCCCGTCACCCGCGTCGTCGGACAGCCCTGCGAAGCCGAGCATCGCCAGACGCTGCAGCACCTCGAACTGGCGCAGCTGGACAGGGGAGATCAGGTCGAGCCGGTCGATCTCGGCGATCTGATCGAGCACGCGCGCGTTCAGACGCGCCAGACGCACCAGGTGCCGGCGGAACGGCACCTTCGCGTCGGGCTTGCTCAGGTCCTTGAGCAGCGCACGCTCGAGGGGGCCGGCCTTCGCCTTGAGGTCCAGCGAGCTCGTCGCGACGACAGGCTCGGGGACGGGGCGCTCCACGACCAGCGGTTCGCTGTCCGCGAGCGCGGCAGCCAACTTGACCTCGCGCTGCTTCGCCCGCCACGACGCCATGTACGTGCGCTTGGCCTCACGGCAGATCTCGCAGTGGCAGCCGCGGCGGTAGCCCGACATCCCGTGCTTGGTCACCTCGGCGGCCATCGCACCTCCCGTCGGTCACACGCTGTAGGGCATCACCTGGGGGCGACGGTGGGGGGAGAAAAAAAGGTTCAGTGGGCGGTCCCCCACGATCGCGACGCTCTAAAAATCGGTGCCTGACCTGCGTCGATGCTTGGTCACGACAGGTCGAGGGGTGGCCAGTCGCGCGAGCGCGGGCGCTCTGTCGGGGGTGCGTCCCGGCGCCAGCCGGCGTTGCATCCGAAGTGCGCAGGGCGCAGGTTCCAGCGCGCCGTCGGGTGCCCGCCGTCGGCGAGCCGGACGATGTGGTCGAGGCTCGGGCCGTGCGGGTGGTTGCGACGCAGGCCGAACACGATGACCCGGTCGAGCTCGGGGTACAGGCACACCGGCCGCTCGCACAGCGAGCCCGGCGGGCACAGCTGCTTGACGAGCGCCCGCCACGCTCGGCCCTGGCGGCCGCGCGTCGGGTCCCACTCGCTGCGCGTCATGCCTGCCCCCCGAGACGGTTGGCGCGTCGGGCCGCTCGACGCCGATGCCCGGCCACCCCCGCAGCCGACGCCAACCGTGCACCCGGCTCACGCCGGGGCGGCCTGCCAACCCGGGGGCGTGCCGTCCCCGGGAAGCACGAAGGCCCGGACCGGTGACGGTCCAGGCCTTCGGAGCCAGTTCGGCTCACTGTGACGGACAGTAGCGTGACAGCGTCAAGCACCCGGGGACCTGGGCCGGATCGCGGCGTGTCGCAGTGCGGCAGGTACGGCGGCGCGGCGCACGAGCTGCTCGACGTCGCCGAGCCGGTACAGCGGCTTGTTCCCCGGTGCGGGCGTGTGAGCGCGTGGGTGGAGCAGGTCGCGCTGCACCCACTTGCGGATCGTCGCGGGCTCGACCGCGACGCCGAGCCCCTGCAGTGCGCGGGCCGCCTCGGTCGCGGTGACGAGCGAGGCACGAGCCGCGCGCAGCAGCGCGAGGCGACGCTCGTCGGCGGGGTACTCGGTGCCGCACAGCGGGCACGTCACCGTTGCCGCCGGCGGCACGACGTACAGCGCACCTCCGCACGCCTCGCCCGACTCCGTCACGGCGTCGCAGCGGCCACGGAACACGCGCCGGTCGAGGCGGTGCTCGAGCACGGCGCGCGCCGAGCGAAGGGCCGTCGACATCTGCTGCACGAGCGCTGGCCCGTCGTCGCGGTATTGCAGCCCCGCCAGGTGCTGCAGCCACCACGCGGCAAGCGGCACGAGACGCCGCTCCGGGCGGTCGAGACCCCGAGCGGACGCGACGGCAGCAGCCGCGGACGCGAGCGTGCGCACGAGCTCGTCACGCTGGTAGACGGCGGTCGCGACGAGCGGGAGCCGCGCGTCGACGACCGAGCCCGACCGCACCGAGGTCCCGTGCCGCAGCTCGCCACGGATCGCCGCCTCGAGCGCCATCGCCAGACCGGGCACCAGGCGACCTCCGTCGATCGCCCGGCGCTGCACGAGCGAGCCGTCCGCGGTCCGCACGGTCACAAGCGGCGCCGGCACACGCTCGGACGCGACACCCTCGAGCAGACGCCGCAGGTCCGACACGCACACCGAGCAGACCGTCTCCCCGAGCAGGACATCCAGTGCCCGGTCGCAGTTCGGGCATGGCACGGTCGTCGTCAT